CACCTTGAGCACCGTTTGTACCATTAGCACCTTGAGCACCATTTGTACCATTAGCACCTTGAGCACCTGTAGATCCAGTTTCTCCTTTGTCTCCTTGAAGACCTTGAGCACCAGTTGCACCTATATCACCCTGAGCACCTGTAGATCCAGTTGCACCTTGAGCACCTGTAGATCCAGTTTCTCCTTTGTCTCCTTGAAGACCTTGAGCACCTATTTCACCTTTAGCACCTACATCACCTTGAGCACCCGTAGATCCAGTTTCTCCTTTATCTCCTTGAAGACCTTGAGCACCAGTTGCACCAATTTCACCTTGAGCACCAGTTGCACCTGTATCACCTTGAGCACCTTCTGTACCTTGAGCACCAGTTGCACCAATTTCACCTTGAGCACCATCTGCACCTTGAGCACCTGTTGGGCCTGGTGTACCAGTTATAAATTCTAAACTCCAAATAACATTTTGATTTGCAAAAGTTCCAGATCCACTTATAAATGATATAGGATTGAATGAAGTATATGAAGTATCTTGATATGCATTTGCATTAATTTCATATATTGCATAGTTGGCAGTATTTTGAGTATCTCTCATTATAACTTTAGTACCTGACACGATCGTGCTCAATACAGAAGATACATCACCGACGCTATTTCCATTTATATCAACAGCTTCGTTACTTAATAAGAAATGATTTAAACCATTAGCACCATTACCCGGTCCACCATTAAATCTACCTGGTGTACTCCATGGAGAACCACCTAAATAGTAGTAGAATGTTATTGAAGGCGCATTAATACCTGCTTCTCCAGATCCATTTGTTCCATTAGCACCTTGAGCACCTATAGATCCAGTTGCACCTTGAGCACCTGCTATTCCCTGAGCACCAGTTGCACCTTGAGCACCTGTAGATCCAGTTGCACCTTGAGCACCTGTAGATCCAGTTGCACCTTGAGCACCCGTAGATCCAGTTGCACCTTGAGCTCCATTTGTTCCATTAGCACCTTGAGCACCTGTAGATCCAGTTTCTCCTTTATCTCCTTGAAGACCTTTAGCACCAGTTGCACCTATTTCGCCTTGAGCACCAGTAGCACCTTGAGCACCAGTTGCACCTTTAGAACCTCCGGAAGAACCATAAGCATCTAAGCCAATTGTAATTGTTTGACCAACAACCCATGGTAAGTATGTATGAATAGGACTAGTAGGTTTTGTTAAAAATTCAACGTTTAATTCAATACCATCCGAATCGTTATTAAAATCTCCATCATCATCTAAATCTATTCTAGACCAACCTGTAACTTTATACAATGCATAAGATTCTGGTGAATAATAATTATTTAAAGTTAAAACTACATTAGCACCAGAAGCATCAACTAAATCAACTAAATATGATTCTAAAAGTCTATTTCTTTTTGCATTACTATCTAAATTATGAAATTTAATAGCAGTTACATCTTCTGGATTTGGATTATCAAAAATAATTTTACCACTATTTGGATTCGATCCATTAATTGCGCCAACATTATAAACTATTGCAGGTAATTGAGAATCTTCAATTGGCATTGTACCACCTTGTGCACCTTGAGAACCTCCGCTAGATTGTAAAATAGTTGCAATTTGTAAGTATGGCAAAACGTAAGTTCTACCAGTTGGATAATAATTAGAATAGACAATAGTGATTTCAGCATACAATGCTCCAGACATAATAGTTGCAGATTGTGTAGAACTGACTGTAAAACTAATTTGACCTTGCGTATTATTACTAGAATTACCAATAGTAATAGCATCAGTTCTTCCTAAAACTCTAGGTTTAGAATATTCGAATTTCTTTGATTGAATTGAATCATATAGAGTGACACTTATTGAATCAATCTGGGACGCATCTAATTGATTATTAATAAAATCTTTAAATAGCGTTATAGTAAAGGTTTTATCTGTACCTTGTGTAAAACTATCGACTGATGCGATATATGCTAAGATGTCGTTTTGTGAAACGTATGGCATTTGTATTATTATCTATTTTTCGTTTTTGTATATATCATCCTTTAAAAGAAGTAGTTCTTTTTTAAATCTAAAAAAACTTTTTGTTTTACTACAGGAATAATTGTTTCATGAAAATGGTACGAATCAAGCCCCCTTGATATTCTAATAAAAATATTGTGACCCAAACTATTTTTTCCATAGTCTAAAATTTTAGATATTTGATCTTCAGTTTGGTTTTTATCAAAGATATGAGTCAAGTTAAATCCTCGCCAATCTCCATCGAAATGTGCAGGATAACCAAATTCATAAACTCGATATTTGTTAGAATGAGGTATGATAATTATGCCTGATCCTAGTTGAATGGGACGTGAAGGAATATAAGTCAATGATGTGCGATACTCTACTTCTCTCCAAGTATCTCTAATTGATCTGTATAATTCTTCATATTTATCAATAGCGAAATCTGCTATCTTAACTAACTGTTCTATTTCGGGCTCATCTTTGGGCATCTCATAAACCAATTGCATACTATCAAAGTCTATGCCTTTTAGGATCTTTCTCTTTTCATCGATTTCTCCTTTAAAGTGAATAAACTTGTAAAGATTTGCCAATTGAATTTCCGTATGATCTAAGGCCGTTAAAAGTTGGCCCGCAGCAATACTCTTCTGGTGGCGCGAAATTTGTGCCATCAATTTGTATTTTTTATACTCTATGTCTATTGGTGGTTCTACAAACCACTCGAAACTCAGATCATCCATACGCTATATATTAGCGTAACTTTTCATGCAGTTGTTCTGCAATTTTATTCCAAGTTTGTTGATGTTTGATTTGATTTTTTCTTAAGATGTGTTTAGGTTGTGCTTGAATCAACCTTGGAATTTTATCATATTCCTCTTCGGTCAAGATCTGACCTCTTTTTTCATAAAGGCAAAAATAGAATAGAAATCTGGCATCTCCATCACATGTTTCCATAATCTGATCAACACGTTCTTCTGTCATTTCAAAACCTTTGACTAATGCATCTCTAAGAGAACGCAACAATTTGAATTCATTTTCATGATGTTTTTCTAGCATTATGCCAATTCTTTTTCTATTAGATTTGGTATGCCAATGGATCTTCTCTTCTCGAGCTTCTGGACCCATTATTTCAGTATTAATAAGATCTATCTTAGATTGTATTATGGCTTCTTCCAGTTTAACTTGAACAAATAGAGGATCAGTATCAAACTCACCGAATTCAATTCGCTGGATAAGCTCTGGTGCACCTTTGTATAAGTACTTTTTAGGTATCTTTAGAACTGGATAGAATCTTCTCCACCGTGCATGTATCTGTACAGGATTCATTATGAATTCTTATGTGCGCTTTTGTATGCTAAATATTCATCAAGAGTATATTCTGTAGAAGGAATTGTAAGACCCCATTGTAAAACTACCCAGGACATTTCAACTTCAGCATTCTTTTTAGAAAGTTTTAATTCCTTTCTAATTAATTCTACGCCTTCGTTAATCCATTGTCTTTCTCTTTCTGGAGTAGTTGTGTAATTTCTATAGAAATTTGGATCATTCTTAATATCTTCGTAAGTCAAACCATGCTGTTCCATTTGCATGTTAATTAGCTTTATAAAAACTTCACGTTGTTTGTCTCGTCTCATATTAAAATATTTTTTTGATTAGATTGCTATCTTCTAAGAAGATGTAGTCAGAATACGATATTGAAATCAATCTACTTTTGGGTACTACTTTTTCTGAGTAAATGTGAATAGGTTCCGTTATCGGATGTGATAATGGTTCTTTAAGAATTAGGTCCATACTGACCAAATCTTTTTCTTTGATCCAAAAGTAGATTGTCATAATAATTATATGAAATATGTTTTTTAAGTTTCAATTAGCGCAATGGCTTAACGATGCTATCGATGATGCCATATTTGACTGCTTCTTCTGCACCTAACCAGAAATCTCGACTTGCATCTTCTTTAACTTGCTCCGGAGATTTGTCGCAATATCTTCCTAAGAGGATAAATAACTCTTCGTTTACCAATTGCCATTCTTTCCAATCGATTTCAGCATCTTGAATATTACCTCTAAATCCACCCGAAGATTGGTGCAACATAACTCTACTATGTCGTAAAGATCTACGTTTACCTTTTGTTCCTGCTCCAAGTAATACAGAACCCATAGATGCTGCCATTCCCGTATTAACAGTGATGATGTCGCATTTGATGTATTCCATTACATCGACCATAGAAAGACCTGATTTTACAGATCCACCTGGTGAATCAATATGCATTGTAATATCATCTTTATTAACTGAGTCTAAGAACATCAACTGTGCTTGTACAATTGTTGACATATTGTCATCTACTCCACCTGCAACCCATAATAAACGATCCATCATTAATCTTGAAAAGATGTCCATTTGAGTAGCTCTCAATTGACGTTCTTCTAAGATGTAAGGTGTCATTGATCCTTCAATCTGTTTTTGGTAGTAGTGTAAGTTTAATGAGCTAACTCCATGGTCACTCATTGCATATTTGCCGAATTCTTTTCCTAGATTCATTTGTCTTTATTTATAATGTTTATCATTTGTTTAATCAAATCACACGTTTCGTACTCTTCAATGCTGATGAAATAATCATTAGCTTTTAGTAAAGCATCTGCCCAGTTTTGCTTGAAGATACTTAAATCATATTCATTATCGTTTTCATCTATGATATATGCTAAAGTTTCACCTTCATTGGCTTCACCATCTATACATTCCATGATATGTTCGATAATTACACGGTACAATTCATCTTGTTGCTCTTGTACCATTAAGCGCATTTCCTGAATAGGACTATTGCTTTTGATTCTGTAGATGGGAATCTTGCGATCCATAATGTTATCCTTATATTTTAACATACTTCGCTAATAAATTACACCAATCGATTTGTTTATTGCTAGTATCTTGTATTAAGGTATTTACTTCATTTACAAAATCATTCCCATGAGATGTAATAATCATATCACCTTCGTTTAATTCAAAGAATGGTTCTGTTAGAGTAAATTCGTATTTGTCAGTTTTAGAAACATCAGCTTCCATGATTTGTTCAGCAAGCTCAAAGTGCGGTTCGTAATAATGCATGTTATCTGCAAAATGTAAGTATCCACCTAATTCTAATTTTGGATAAGTTGGTTTGAGCCACAAATAAACGTGTTGCATTACGAAACTAAAGAAAGGAGCATCATAAGTCAAACCATAAAATATATCGTTAGATCTCATTTGAACTTTCATGTGCAACACATCTTCTCTAATAAAGAAGTTTAAGTACATTGTACAAACGAAGTCTTTATTGCCTTCAAATTGAAAATCTGGTCTATTTACAAATGCAATAGCTTGACGTGAGTTTGGATCTTTTTTAAGACTATCTACAACCCATTGAAGTTGCTTACCAAATAAAAGAGTACCGTAATTTGAATTGATTTCATTTGTACCTGGATTTGTGATGTTTTTCCAAAAGTTAGAGAATTGACCGATATAATCAATGTCATTATTTTTGTTCATATACCATGCTAATTCACCACAGAAATACTTAAAATTAAATGGTCTATTTTCAAAATTAGCTATTGTTTTAGTTGGGATCAAGTCTAATGATTCTAAAAGAGATTCACGTACTTTTAAACCTCTTGGAGCTGATTCAGATTCGCAACGATCTAAAAATGCTTGGAATTCTTCGTTTATACTATAAATAATCATGTTAGTTTAATGTTTAGATCTTATACGTTAAAATGTGTTTTTGTTTATAAAAAAAGGCGCTTAAAGCGCCTTCGTTTATTTGATGATAACCTTATCGGTTTTCTTATCGTATGTAATGTTAACTTTGTTTGAATCTTTGATGCTGTCCATAATAATAGCATCTGATAGAACATCTTCGACGTGGTGTTGAATTGCTCTTTTAAGAGGTCGAGCACCAAATGCTGGATCGTAACCAACTTCAGCAATGAATTCTTTTAAAGGCTTACCGAATGTTAGGTTATAACCTTGTTCGATCATTCTTTCTTTTAATTTGCTCAATTCAATATCAATAATTTTGATGATTGATTCTTTCTTAAGATCTTCAAATAGGATAATATCATCTAATCTGTTCAAGAACTCAGGAGCAAATTTAGTCTTTAATTCTTTCTTAATAATAGAATCTACTTTAGCTCTTTGCATTATCTCATCTCCTTCACCTTTGAAGCCAATTCCAGTTCCAAAATCTGCAACCTTTCTAGCTCCAATGTTTGATGTCATAACGATGATTGTATTTCTAAAATCAACTGTACGACCTAATGAATCTGTCAAACGACCTTCATCTAATACTTGAAGCAATGTGTGAAAAATATCTGGGTGAGCTTTTTCAACCTCATCAAAAAGAACTACTGAATAAGGCTTACGTCTTACTGCTTCTGTTAATTGTCCACCATCTTCGTGACCAACATATCCCGGAGGCGCTCCGATCAATCTGCTTACATTGAACTTTTCTTGATATTCACTCATATCAATCTTGATAAGAGATTCATCAGTACCAAACATTTGACGTGTTAAAGCTTTTACAGTTTCTGTTTTACCAACACCAGTTGGACCGATAAACATAAATGATCCGATAGGTTTATTTGGATTTGAAACTCCAGCTCTAGATCTTCTAATAACTTTAGCAAGTGCTTCAACAGCTTCGTCTTGTCCAATAACTTGTGCCTTTAAATCTTCACCTAGTTTCATAAGAGCTTTCTGGTCACCGTCTTTTAATCTACTTACTGGAATACCAGTTTGTTGAGCGATAACATCTGCAATGTGCTCTTCTAAGATCAATTTCTTTTCTTTACTCAAAGAGTTTTCCCATTCTGCTAACTTATCTTCTAACTCTTTCTTCTTAGCAATTTCTTTATCTCTGTATGTTGCAGCTCCTTCGTAATCTTGCTTCTTAACATAATCAAGCTTTTTAAGTTTGATAGCTTCAACTTCAGCTTCGATCTTTTTAATAGAAAGAGGCAATTTAACTTCAGCGATATGCATTTTTGCACCTGCTTCATCCATCACATCAATTGCCTTATCTGGCAATTCACGTTGAGTAATATACCGATCAGACATTCTTGCACACGCAATTAAGGCCTCATCTGTATAACTCACAGCATGGTGTTCTTCATATTGACCTTTAATTCTTTGTAAGATCTCTACTGTCTCATCAACACTTGGTGGATCAATGAATACTTCTTGGAAACGACGAGTCAATGCTCCATCATCTTCAATGTTTTCACGATATTCATCTAGCGTTGTAGCACCAATACATTGTACTTGTCCTCTTGCCAACGCTGGCTTAAGAATATTAGATGCATCTAAAGAACCGCTAACACCACCTGCACCAACTACTGTATGAATTTCATCAACAAAAATGATAACATCAGGATTCTCTTTAAGTTCATCAACGATGGCTTTCATTCTTTCCTCGAATTCACCTCTATATTTAGTACCAGCGACAATGCTTGCCATATTGATTGAAACTAAGCGCTTGCCTAATAATACTCTAGCAACTTTCTTTTCAACGATGCGTTGAGCAATAGCTTCCACAATTGCAGTTTTACCAACACCTGGATCTCCTAAAATAATAGGATTGTTCTTTTTTCTACGGGCTAAGATTTGACAAATTCTCTGAATTTCTTCATCTCTACCAATTATTGGATCAAGTTTCTTTTCTTCTGCCATCTTTGTTAAATCTTCTCCGAAGGAATCCAAGTATGGTGTTTTGCCAGAAGGTTTTTTCTTGTTGCTGTTAAAGCTATTATCGTCCATTCTATCCATGTATGTTATTGTATTTTCAAACTATATATTGTACTCAGTTTTCACGAATTGTTTATTTATGGACCAAATTATCGGCAGCATGCACTGCTGGCAAAACTTCTGGTTTAATCCTCGGGGCAATACCTAATGAATGAACATATCCTGTTGCAGCAGCCACTAATTTGTTAGAAGCATTCACAGCATCGCTGTTTAAATCCAAGTCAATATTATCAACTTCTACACCACATTCCTTCAAATATAATGCCACAGCCACTGATTTTTCAACCTCGTTCCATAAGCGAGTCCACATATCATAAATACGTGGCACAATATCTCTCTTGTAGATAACGTGACATCCTGTTTCACCAATGTGCATTACAATTGTAGTAACATAGTGTGTAGTAACAGCCCTATTCTGACTATCACAACCCACGTATAGAGTTACATTTTCGTTATTGGCCATGTATTCAGCTACATATTTGCCAATTTCTACTTCTTCTAAATCTGATAGTCTTTTAAATTTCATGATTCTGTTTTTATTTTTATATGTTTATTGTTGTTTGTTTCAATGAGTCATAAACTAAAAAAGCCCTCTCTACGTTAATAGGAGGGCTTTTAAATTCGATTTCTCATTAAATCACCTATGTTTTTTTCTGAGTATAAACCAAGCCGTGCCTATTGCGATTAAAACACTTAATCCACAAATAACGTATTCATTATGTTGAATATTGAAATACGTTAATGTTTTCTCAAATGCTAGATTAAGACCAGTCGCGCCTGCTGATGATGCAACTAGTACCAAAATAACCTTCTTTAATGTGTCAGTGTTTGTAATCATATCTTATCTATCCTCTTCCTTTTTGTTTTCTAAATATACTGAAGCTATAGTTATACCCGATGTAATTAAGAAAAATATTATGAGTGACCAAAAATAGTTGTGTCTTACCGTCAATACGTCTAGTATTTCAGCAATGATAATAACTGATCCTATTGAAATGCCAATACCGCATACTAAGACCAGAACGTATGTCATAAATTCTTTAAATCCGTTTATCATACGATTTCTCCCCAAGCTCTTTCTGATTTTATTGTTGATTTGTCTAAAAATGCTGGTTTAGGATCTCCACCTACATTCCAAAACCATGCGCCTTCGTTACCATGCTTAACCATGAATTCCCATGCTTTAGCATCGTAGTTTAATGCTGAAGGAAACGGTGGTTCATATTGTGGTGCAACGTTTTGGCTAAATTCTTTTGGATGTGACCAAACTGTTGCTCTTCCTAATTCACCATCTTTGATATTACGTGCAACTGCTACTGCATTAAAGTCTGCATTTGGCCATGCGATTTGTAAAGCTCTTGATAAAACTCCAGTAGAAATAGCTGACCAAACTTCTTTAGGTTCTCCATGTACTTGTGCTAAATCATAAGCTACTTTAACTGCCGCGGCGGTAACTAATTCGTGACGTAATCCAAGCGGGATAAAGAATGCATTGTTTTCTTGAGCCCAATCTTTTGCAATCTTGTTTAAATTAGGCATCGCTGCAATTCTTCTGAATCTCATATCTGCACCTCTTTCAATACAAATAGCTTGATGATCTGAAATTTCTTTTTGAGATGGACTAAAAAGAACCAATTTCTTATTGTACTTCTCAGCTAAATAAGCTAATGAAATTCCAGCAAATCCATATCGAGGTTGAACATACACTAATGTATCTGATTGACAAGTTGAAACTAAAATATCACCAAAGCGACACTTAGAACCAAAGCCCATTAAATCCTCTCGAACTACATTAAAACCTTCGTGTTCTTTTACTATAGGTGCATCGAATGGATCTTTCCAATCTCCTGCTAATTCTAACCATGCATCTCTATTTGGATAAGCCAAATTAAGATCTTGATTGAACTTACTTTTTGTATGATTATTGTGTGACATATTATTTCTTTAATGAAAAGGTTTCTGGGAATATCCAAGTATATGGTATTCTTTTGGTTGGTGACTTAACGCCGTGTGTAATTGCAATATGCTTGTAAAAGAAGCACGTCTTATCTTCGATGTTTAACCATTTTTGACTAGTCATTGGGTTTCTAAGATCGTTAACTAACTTTTCCATTTGCTCCAACCAAGTTTCAGCATATTTGTTTTCAGCGATAAATTCACCATCTTTGCCTATAGAATACTTTACTTTACCATTTAAGTATGGACCGCTAAAGATTTGTTGTAAGCCTTGAAAGTGACCAGTACCGCCATATAATGGTGTTTCTGGATCTACCAAATGAGGATAAGCCATGGCTAAATATCTGGCTGTATTTTTACAAGGATACAAAGGACTTCTGAAGTTTTGATCTTCTTTAAAATACTTCTCCATAATCTTAGCAAACTCCATCATAGTGTAAGGTCTGTCAAGATTGTCTAAAACATGTGCCATTTTGTCAGCAGCCTTTTTAGGTCCCCATAGTAACCATTCCTTAACGTCAGTTCCTTTTGGATAATAGATCTGAAACAAATCATTTCGAGCGTGCCTGTTTTCTTTAAAATGTGCTTTAAGAGCATCCTCACCCTCATTAACTAATTTTGTTAAAGTTCCCCAGTGTTCATTAGTAAAAGAGAACACTAGTGTGTACCAAAGGCGATCTCTACTATTCGTAACCGATTGCATTAGGTCACAAAACGGATGTTCATGCCAATGTAAGCGATGGGAGAAGATCTGATAGTCTTCAGCCAGCAACTGATCTTCTCGCTTATCAAATACTTGACAAAACTCAAAGAACTTGTCCAAGCGCTCCTCTTCAGTCCAATTCTTCATCCAACTTTCTGTCGGCTTGCCATCTTTTAATTTAATGTCAGCTGTGTTAGGATATGTAATGTTATTGTAAACGATATCGTCGTGTTGAAAAAGAGGCGTTGAAGTAACCTGTGACCTTTTGGTCTTTTTAGGTTCAACATCACATATTGGTGGCCTCATAAATTCTTCTGCTTCTAATAAGTCTCTCATTTGTAAAATTCGTTTACTCTTTGTTTGTATTCTTCTATTGTCAAACCAGCATCTTTGATAATTTTATCATCAGATGGGTGTGCTGTCATACCCTTGAATGTCTTAACAATACCAAGATCTAACATAGCTTTTTGACGACCAAATGGATGGTCTTTAATTTCGCAACTTGAAAAGACAGCGTCATAATCTAAGTGAGCATAATCAGCTCCCGGTTTAACGTAGTTTTCAACCCATCTAATAAAGTCACACGCAACGTCTTCTGCATTGTATGGTAATGATCCAGTGTCAGCGTATATTTTGTTCATAACCTCATCTAAGAACTGTTCGTTCTTTTTGTTGCTATAGCCAATAGGATTTGCTAAGTACCCGATACACTCCACTGCGTTTGTACCATAATAGAACATACTATCACGATGAACAAATTGAGGATACCAGTCAGCTATATCTGCTATCACAGCAGCGTACTGAAATCGATAGACTCTTAAGCCATTGTCTTGATTCCACTTGAACATGAAATCTCCTAGTTCCCTTAAAGTCTTTCGTTCCCCGTTCTCTAGAAAAGCAGCTAAGTCTCTTGCTAATCTTGGAGCAAATTCACTTAGATAATAATCACCTCCTCTTTTGTAAACTCTTGCATTAGGTGTAAATCCTGTCATACCCACAAATAAATCATCAGAATGCTGAGGTACTGGTGGTTTTGGAAATGCAGGAAATTGATAACCTACAGAAGTGTAGAACGGGTGAGGGTGACTATTAACTATTTCGATCATTTGTTCGATATTATCACACTCGTGCAAATGAAAGAGCAATGTATTATGGTAACCTGATGGATTAAGAGCGTAATTAATACCTGATCCACAAACTCGATGTAAGATGAAAATATAAAGCCATTCTTCTAATCCAAAAACAGCTTGTTTTCCTGTCCAATTTGTGGCTACTTCTTTTCGGTATTTAGAATGAATGCCCTTTTGCATTTTGTCCCAATATGGATGAGCAGGTGTCCAACCATAAAATACATCATTAATGATTTGTGAAAATCCAGCAAACTTTCTTTCTACCACATCATACAACTCAACATGATGCATCAAATCATCACCTATATTAGAATCTATGTATGACGTTGTACCAAGATTACACAGTTCCTGTTGCTTTTCAGCTAGCTTAAAATACCTAAGAAATTCATCATAATATCTTGTAGTCTGAATAGCCATTTAGTTACTGTGTTTTTCGAATAATTCGTGATAAAATGCTTCTGCCTTTGGACCAATTGTTCTTTCTAATTCTTGCTCAGATTCATCAACTAAGACAACCGTTGGTATACTTCTGATATTGAATTTTTGAGCTAACTCAAAGTTTTCATCAATGTTGATTTTTTCTACTGCTCGTGTTTCAGCTACTCTTTCCATTAAAGGTGCTAACATTTTGCAAGGTGCGCACCATGGTGCTGAAAAATATAATAATTTCATTTTCTCGTTTTCTTATTTATTCGGTTTTTAAAAAAGAGCCATTGTCTTTTTTTCCAAATTCTTGTTTGGTTGGTTCTTAATTAAATCCCATCTGTAATATTCTCTGGAGATATGCACTGATTTAGGTTGTTCCATTACATCAAATGTTAGTTCTCCTTCTGAATTAAAATAAACATCAGGGTGTTTATAGCAGTTCCATCCATTGGCTTTACACATGGCTTCTATACCATTATTTATTTGTTTTACAAGGGCTGTTCTTTCTGCCCAAGTTCCATAAAACGGTGTACCTTTGTAATAACCAGTTTTAGGCAAAACTCTTGATTCATTTTCAATAGGTAGAACTTGAATCACTTCGATATTTTCTACACCATTAGCCTGAAGCTTCTTAAGTTCAGACTCATAGTTAGCTAACAAAATTTCAACAGCTTTTTTAGGATCAGCTTGTCTCATTAAGTGATGACGAACATCGATATTGCCCATGTAAACCTTTAGGCTTTTGATCCACGGATACACATAAGAATCTAATCCTCTTTTTAAAGCACCGTGCATAGTTAAACCATCGTGTCTTTGACACATATAACCTGCTTCATATTGGCTAAATGAATGACTATCACCAAAACAAAGTTTATCAGTTTTTTGGATATGATCGATTCTTGGAATATCACCTTGCGCAACCATCTCTTTAATTAGATCTATTTCAGGTTCAAGTGTTTTGAAAAGATCTGAGCCAGTTTTAAGTCTTTGCTCAATAAGAGTACCAATACATGGCATATCATGATGCAAACTATACATACGAGTTCCACATCTGATGCGGATCAATTGGTAGTATAAATCATCATTAGCTCCACCGAAAATATTGAAGGTACCTTTGAATTCCATACCATGGTCGATAAGAATTACATCGTACTCGTCCCATTTAGTTTCAACTGATGTGATAACTTCTACGTCTTTATAACCTGCGTTTCTAACTTGATTCGCAATCATATAACACCAGCCAGCTTTATGCGAACTGATTTTTGGACTGATCTTACCAACAAGAGAACAGATGCCAATTTTGGCATCCATGTCTTTTACGTAATCAGTTAAATAAGTAAATTCTTGATTATTCATTTGTGATAGGTTTTTCAGTGTCTTTGTAACCAAACTTCTCAACGTAATTATCTAAAGCACCTAAGTATGCTACAGCATCTAATAGATTGTCTTGTTTATAATTATAAGAGTGTCTGCTCAATTTTAATGCAACTAACGCAGCATACATATCTGATCCAGTGAATTCTTTACCAGTCATTCCGCTTGCAATTTGAGCTGCTCTTCGCATACCTTCTTCAAAAGGACCATACTGACGTTCTTTCTCTTCAGATCTTTCGTTAATAATCTTGTTTGCTTGTTCTAAAATATTACTCATATTGATTGTTTACAGTTTATATACGCGAATTTGTTATTGTTTCAGCATAAAAAATCCTAAAGTAAAAACTTTAGGATCTTTTCTTTAATGCCATTTTGTTTAATGCCTTCTCTGGATTTTGGTGTTAAGACAAAGTTCTTAAGTCCCCAATCTCGATCCATTTCGCCCCAATCTGGATCAGTATATGGAGCACCCATATTGAGGTCATCTATAGCTACCCAATGTGTAATTTCTGGATGATCGATTAGATATTGTTTAATCTCAATAGCTCGAGTTTGTTCTAGATCCCATTTATGTGACCAAACAAATGTACCTGCATTGTACCATGTACATTCACTTAAATTTGGTGTATATGCAATTGGTTTCTTACATATTCCTTTAGACTCGTAATATTCTCCCATCTCTTCGCATGTGGCCCAACGTTTCCAATCTGAACTTACTACTATTTCAGCCCCAGTTTGTTTGATAATATCGTTGAGAATATCAAGTGCTTTTTGATTGAAGTTGTCAAAGCGATATTCAACTGGCATATCTTTAGCATTATCTGATGCTTTAATACCTTCTGCTCTTTGGCGCTTCTTATATCTACCACCCCACTCAGTCGCTAAACATATAACTCCATCATGGTCTAAAAATATTACTTTCATTTTATTGTCTCTGTTAATTTCTTATAGTTACTTTTGTTTTCAAATTGTCGGTCTATTCTATATAGATGATTTGGTGTTAATCCAAACCATGGATCACAGTGGTGAAATTTATAGAATTGTTCTTCAGTCATATCTGAATCATCGTCTAAGATTGCATAGTCAGTTACCTCAGGATGTTTATCTAACCAATCTTGAATTTCTTCACCACGTAAGGTTCTTCTGTCACCTGTAATACCTACGAATGTACCTTCTTTAAAGCCCAATAATTGAAAAGCATCTTCCCATTTTTCAGGCGTTGATACGTATCCTTTAGTTCCAAAGTGATGTTTCCATGTAGATGATACACAAATTTTCGTATTTGTTTCATTACACCATTCACTTAACCATTTCCATTTTTCTTGACAAGTTTCTTCTTTAAGACGATCAAACTGCCATTCAAATGTATAATGCGAATCTGGTGACTTATAGTCAGCTAATGAAATTGCTTTGGGTTTAATTCCAAATAACTTTCTAAACATATAACGAAGTTCATACCAATATGTGATAGGTTTTCTCCATCTACGCTTATGTCTTCTTTTATAAAAGACAGTGGAATTCATCACCCCATCTATGTCTAGAAATATTACTCGCATATTATTTTACGTCCTTTAAAAGTGTTCTTAATCTACCGATGGCAGCTTCTAATGTATTGTAGACTGGAATACCATAACGACTACAAACTATGTCTACATTTCCTTTGCGCCAGAATTCATCTGGACAACAAACGATCATTTTATCAGATTCAGCATGAAGACCAAGTTCTAATAGACTAATTGGACTTTTGGTTTCTGGAGAGAAATACATGAAGATGATATTGCATGCATCTAGCATATCCATTTCCCAATTTACTTGTTCGCTAAATTGCGGATTTGATTCTTTTTGTTCCCAGCTAGAATCCCAATCATCTCTACGAGGATTAAGAAAGGTTAATTTGTTTCGATCTTTAAATAGTTCAGGTATTACTGCTTGCCAATCTTCAGCCTTTCCCATTTCAATAGAACCTGCTAAGAAAACAGTTGTATGCTTTTCAATATTCCAGCTTGCATTTTCTGGTGCTTTAATTACTTCCATTCTGTGTATCTTGTGTTTTATGTATTGGATTTTTACAGTTTCCTTTGTGTGAACCCCATTTTTCTTTACCAAAACCAACTACGATATATTCACAACCTTCTAGTGTATAAACCTCGTATTGCTGATTGTAATATCTAGAATTATTATTTAATTCATTGTGAGGTATTACATCTGATACTACATCTGTTTTTTCTTGTTTAACATTACAACTAGTAACCAAAAGGATTACTAATGCACATAATATTAACGCGAATAAAGTTATGTTTTTGTTGTTCATTTTTCTAATTTTTTTGAGATGAATAATAAGCCGTTCCAGATCAATTTTAAAATCATTGCGAACCAAAATAAGGGCCACGCAAAACTAAAACTAAGATAAGCTTCAGCATTTGAATTGTAATCGTCATAATATTCACAATGCGGTGGATCGTATGAATCGATATCCAATTCCTTTTTAAAGGTATGCATCGCCCAAAGCGATGCAAAATACCCTATAATATAGATTGCTAAAAATATCATTTTGATTATTTTAAACGTTCTCTAATTTCAGTTAAAGAAGTTTGGTTCTCAAATTGACCATTTTTGTAAATGGTTTGCAATTCACCTTTGTCTTCAGTTTCCCAATCACAATGATCGTGTAATTGATAAGCTCCAGTATTATCGTCTTTGAAGACACTCAATAAACCGGTTGCAGATTTCTTAGTACCATCATCAGTGATTGGATTTTTAAAGATTTCACGTCCTTCGCCGTTTACTACAACATAAGTTGCTTTCATTGCAAAACCGAATGTATCGCGAGTATTGTATTGGTATGTGAATGAACCTACACCTAAAACAATGTTTGTACTTGCAAATCCTTTTGCTTCTAAACGTCTACAGATTTCGTCAGCTCTTTCAATTGTAATTGAGTCACCATAGATTGCCCCAATGTGAGAGTCAAGAACTTTGTAACCTTGTTCGTTGATAGTTCCACCAAATACATCCCAAAGTAATTCAATAACTCCTTTACCTTCAGGACCAGACTTAGGTGTTTTTTCATAGTTGCCAGATGGTAATCTATTTTCATCCCATGCGCCACAGATAATATCTACTGGATCACCAGAGTCAGGACGAATAACTACTTTACCATCACGAGCAAGAATTTCTTCTTTAAGAGTAACAATGTGTTCAGTACAAACTTTCCATAAGTCCCAAGTATCTGAAACGATAGAAAGAATTCCTGTTGGATACGTTTGCATCAAGTTTCTAAAGGTACCAACTTCATCGTCTTTAGTTCCAGCGCACATTACTGAGTGTTCAGTTGCATTCACAGAACCAGCAACAAATCCAGTTTCGTTATAGAATTTACGAGCACCGAAGATAGCAGGTAAACTATCAGATCCACTAAATGAAGTCAAGTGACCAAGGCCTGAAGAGATTACAGCATCTACCGAATCCATACCTCTCATTGAGAAGTCATGTCCTTGCCAATCGATAAACCAAGCTCTTTCAGCATCGGTTTTTTCTTGCCATGAAGTTAATACCTTACGATATTGGTGTGCAATAGTTGCAGAAGTCATAGGCTTCCATAACAAGTTAGAGATGATTGTCTCTAAGTAGTTAGTTACCCAAAAGAAATCAGGGTGTGTATTGTAAATTGTCAAAACTGGAACTTTCATCGGAACTAAGGTTCCTTCTTTGATTGCTTTAACATTGATAGGTAGGTAACCTAAATCATGAAGAGCTTCAAAGTGACTAACATCGTAATCAGTGTTTAAGTACATTGATAACTCGCGTTTCATTTCTCCGCAAACTTCGTCTTTTGGACGACTAAAGAAATCTTTTTCAAATGCTTCATGAATTTGTTTCATGATTAATTGCTGTCCAAATGAAACAACTTGCTCGCAACCTTTAGGAGCATATTTGTTACTTCTTGGTGTGAAGTTTGAGTAAACAAAGGTTGTTCCTTTTGGATACTGTTGGTGGTGGCCTGTTTTGTAGCCATCGGTTAATAATAATGGATTCATATCTTGTTTGTTTTTAATTATAGAGTAAATATACAACTAATTCTTGACAATAAAAAGCTTTTTGCGTTTATTTTTCAATAAGTTATTAACATTTTTTGTAACACGTTGATTGCCATATCTGGATCTTCTGGATTTGCTAAACATGCATTCTGGACATTGCACATTGATGTTGTAGCATCAAATGGTATCTTAATGTCCCTTAAATAGAACATAGATAGGTATTCATCTATTTCAGTATTCGTTGCAAATCCTATTTCTTTAATGATGTCAATTCTTCCTGGTCTTATTAGAGCTGGATCTAAGTTCTCAATATGATTTGTTGTAAATATAATCAAAACACTATTTAGATTGATAGCTCCGTCCAATGCGTTTAATAATCCACTGAAGGTTACATTTGATTTTTCGTTTATGATGCTTCTTTTGTCAAAGTATGCATCGATGTCTTCAAAAAGTAAAATTGAATTTGGTCTGATCTCAGTAAACATTGAAATCAATTCATCATCTCCACCTATACTGTTTAGATTAACGTTATAAACGTCCATCTCATATTCAAGCGATATTGCTCGAGCTAATGTGGTTTTTCCAGTTCCTGGTGGGCCAAAATAGCAATGTCCTCGTTTGTGAGAAATTCCTCGACGTTCATATTCATCTTTTGAATTTATCCACAGATTGATGTCATTTAAAATTTCACTCTTTAATTTTGTATTTAGGACAACTTGGCTTAATGGCTTTCCTGTAATATTTTGCATGTATGAGAAGTAATTAGCTCTAGAAATATGGAATCTTGGATCTCTTTTTGCATTACCATATTTCTCATTGATTTCATTAATCAACTTTCTAATTGAACGAGATGCAAATAAGCCTTTGATTGTGTAGTGCTTTAAATAGACTGACTTCAAGTTATTTGCATTTTCAAGCTTATCTCGACCACACGAAACGCGAAGCCATCTATTATACATTCTTAAATAGAAAAAGTCTTCAATTGGAATCTCTTTAATCTCGTTAGCTTTTTTACCATTTGTGTCATCAATATGGTGGTTCTCATAATCTGCATTAGTAGATTTAGTTGTATACTCTACGTTACGAGCCTTAGATTTATAGTTATCTCTAATCCAAAATGTTATGTACTCGTATAATTCGTCAGTTTGATAAACTGTAACTTTATAAGAAACCAAAATAACAAATCTATCCCAAATCCATTTTGGTACTCCTTTCAAAGAAGTAAAAAGAGCAGCGGCAATTGATGCAAAAGCTGCTGCTCCGAAAAATTGATTAGTTTTAATTTGTAATGAGATCCATTCTACTATCTCGTGTATCATCTCTCTATTTTTAATAGTCCCTTAATAAATTCTCTGTCTTGTGTAAATGTAGGCGTGTCAAGTACTTTCCATTTATTTCTGGTATATGTCACATCTCCGCTCTGTAATTCAACTGGAACCTTACCAATCACTGCTCCTCGTTTTAGGCGAAAATCATAATCATTCCAATTGATACCTTTCTGGAAAATCAATTCCTGCATTTGATCTGTCTTAACGCCATTTAATTCACGTGGACTATAAAGACTTTGTGCAACTGAAGAGATTGAATTTCTCACAGCATCTTGTTGTCTCCAGATGAAGTAGTTTTCTACCTCATCAATAAATGGGATTTGAAATGCTCTAGCGTCGAACATTGCAAGTTTGAAATTCTCAATATCATCTTGATCAAGAGAACCTGCAACATCTGAACCTTCCCACGTAGATCTTGCCATGCGAAGTTGATTGAACTTTGCAGTTGCCATAGAAGCTGCAACACTTACCATTTTTTGTAGGTTATTGTCAAACCACGCATGAGTACCTAATTCGTCAAAGTCTGTTAAAACTATTGAGATCTCATCTGATTGAACATAACCAAATTTGGCTCCTTGAATGTTTTTACACAAATAAGCTGTAGTGCTATTCATGTCTTCAATTAAGCCATCATCAAATGGTCGTTTTAATCCTTTTGTGTAAGTGTGAAATGCTTTTCCGTCAATACGGATAATCGTGTAAGTTCTTCTTGGGAGTTTGATTCTAGTTCTATCCTCGTAGAACTCTTTCATTCTGTCGCCTAATGCGTCTTTCATAATATATGTTATTGTGCAACCGTCGTTAGTTGGATGCTAGTTATGTTCTTTATATAAAGAACTTTTGTTTTGTTTCAAATAGTAGTCAGGACAGGATTCGAACCTGTTGTAGGACTTGAATTAGTTATGATATATCATCCAAAAAAAGTTCACTAATTCAATGTACGGACCATCCGCCTACCTGACTATTGTTTTATACTATATCAATTGGTTTATGAACAAGATAAAAATGAATCGTCTTAAGTCTTGAACCTGGTAAAGCTTCATTCGGGCCAATGTGATGTTCTCTGAATTTTAATAAGAGATGACTATTTTCACTATAACACATCCTATTCCAATGTTCATACACTTTGTCAATTAATATGTGATTAGCTTTTTCGTGGCCTTCAAATATCGCATGATCTGTAATAATCACATTGCCGCAACTTAGTAATTGATCTATTGTAAAGTTAACAATCCTAGTTGTTCGTCCCGTTTGTCTCATTTTGTTTCTGTTTTAAACGTTCAAGTCCTTCTTCCACCATCTCAGTTAAGCATGTGCCTCCATTATAAAATTCCATAAAGAACGTAATGGTTCCATCTTCATTAGGAATCATAATGTCTGCATATCCATCTTCACTTTCAACATGGTCAAATACTTCCCATGCTTCTCCATTTACAATAAAATACTTTTCACGGAAATGATCTTTGAATTCTTCTTCCCATGAATCATTATAAGATGAAATTTCAGTGATACCTTCATCATTACATTTTTCACGACACCAATCTTCTAAAAGATGATTTTCTAATAATTGCACTTTGCGCAACTTACCAAAGTGACATTCTGTATTACTCAGTTCTCAATTGATTTTTTACAAGTGTTAATGCTTGACCTAATAGATTAAGACCTTGCCAAAAAGAGGGGTCATCAATTCCCATTTCATTTTCAGCCATTCCAATGCCCCAAATTGTATCTAACGGAGATGCTTCAACAAAAATACGATTTCCTGTATTTAGCATCTCTTCTTTTAGGTCAGCATTTTGACTGAATTTTGCTAAATTACCTTCATAGACAATCGCTAAACAGTTTTTATCCCATAGGGCTTTGTCAAAATTCTTAATCATTCGACCATATTTCTTTTGCTCTCTAGGATTTGATTCTTTCATAATCAATTCAGCAATTTCAGTGTCTCCAAATAATAATGCCTTTTGATGCATCATGTATTGTTCACATGAATTATATTCGATCTTATCGATTGTCATTGGCGCTTTATGCCATTGAGAGTAGATTCCGTTCCAGAAAAATACGTGTTTATTAGTTATTTTCATTTTCTCCTTTATTAAATCCGGTGATTTTAGCTAATACAAAGAATGGTACGATGATTGCATAAAATTGCCATTGATTCCAGTGTACATTAGCGAATAATCCTACTGCAAGCCCTAAATAAGTTGGTGCTAAATATTCTTTTAAAAATTTCATATCTTATGGTTTATAAATTACTACTGACACTTTCATGTCTTTTAATTCGGTTTGAATGATCTGTTTAATTCGGTTCCAATCTCCTCCAGCCAATCCCGCTCCAATCTTTGGCAAACCAATATGTTTACCTTTAAATTCATTATTGATTTTACGCATACACATAGTCAATGCTTCATAGTCTAAAGGCTTTGAATCTCCATCAGCATGATTTTTGCCATAACGAAACTGCGTATATGAATTTACAACGACTAATTCTGGTTCATTACGATTATTCTTAGCATCTTCTAAAGACCAAATAGCTTTCTCTCCAAGTACAAACGTTTGCCAATCAATGCATCCTAATTTATGAATAGTTGCACCCCATGTTTCCATTTCAAATCTATCAACTCCAAATGCTTTTGCCATTTGTGGTGCTATTCCAGCTCCCATACTTGAAAGACAATTGCAACCGTGTGTGATTACATCAAACTTACCTTCTTTGGCTAATTTGATTAAATCACCTTCAATTTCATTATATTCCATAATTAAAATACGTTAAATTGCGTTACGAAATTTGGTTTAGTTATGCTTGATCCTTTACTGTTTGTAGTAGAAGCTTTATCTCCGTATGCTTTAGATTCGATATTTTCATAAGAATTGGTACAAAATATGCCATCGAAGCATCCATCAAGAGAATCGAATCCTGCGCTAAAGATACCGTGTGTTACTATCAAATAGATCTTATCAGTAAAACCTGATTCGCGAATAGCTTTAGATAATTCAATGAAAGTTCTACCACCATCGCAAATGTCATCAATGATAACTACTTGTTGAATTCCTGTCCAATCAGTCGCTGGCAATTCAGTCTTAAGGATCTTACCAGTTTTCATATCTCTAACTTTTCCAGCAGTGACTACTTTTTCAATGCCAAATTTCTGTGCGATGTCAAAGATTTTCTTTAAAGCACCTGCATCTGGTGAAACGATAGCTGTACGCTGAGGTGCATCATTCTTATTATCTATAGCAATAAGAGCATGTTTAACTACGGTATGATTATTAATTTTATCATAGTTATTCAAACAAGCTTCCAATACGTCAGAGTGTGGATCCAATACCAAAATCGAAGTCAAGTTCAATGAATTGATAATTGGACATATTACTTGTTTTAAGTAGTTAACTCCACCCTCAGCAAATTTACGATCAGATCTAGCTCCCATGAAATAAGGCACATAAAGTACGATTTCTCTAGTAGGCTTCAAGTTTCTGATGGCTTGAACTGCACAAATAATCAACTCTAAATCTTTGAACGTATTCAAACGCGAACTGATTTTAACAGCATCAGGGTATCTGTTTAGATCATACCATTCTGTCAAATCAACTGTTTGTTGACCATCGGGAAATCGACTAATCTTATACTTAATCTGTGATTTTTCCAGGTTTACTAAATCTAATGTTATCATGTCTATTATATTTAAAAAGTGAATTTTGTTTATTTGCTTAATTCTAATGGCATACCAACGTTATACATTAGAGATGCGAAAAACTTGAAACCTTTATAACTGGTTTCATCTGCACGACCGATTGCGCCCATTAAATCGTTATTAACGAAAGATTGAACAAAGCTGCCACCAGGATAACCAACACCCCATTTTGTACAAAGAATAGATGTACCGATTTGAATGATGTGTTCTTGTTCGCTTACACTAATATTGTGTAATTTGCAATAAACTGCGTTGTTGATGTAGTGAGCAGTAACAATCTTGTTCACTAGCTCGATTTGATTTTGAATGTCCATATAGTTTGTTTTTAATTATAGAGCTAATATACACAAAAAAGCCCAAACTAAAAAATTTGGGCTCAATTATTTTCTAAAAAGTTACGAACATTTTCAGGTTAGTATACCTGCTTGGATCCCTTAGATACCAATTCCAATCCCTCGTTTCGGTCTATATAGATCCATTCATATTCTACTAAACCAAATTCGTCTAAGTGACTTAGAACTTCTTCAGCGCTAAAGCAAGAACATGAATAAATGTCAAATTGAAACATCGCTGGATCTAATTGATCCCAAACGTGAATTGAGCTGTGGCTAGTAGCAAGTGTAACTGTGCCTGTGATGCCTTCGTTTCCTGGTTCGTTTACATAAACCGAAGTCGGTCCAGCAACTACAACCATTCTTACTTTTTCGACTAGTCTTTTAAACCAGTCGTTTAAAACTTCTTCTGATTTTGGTGGATTTTTAAATGTACCTTTAACTATCAAGTGAAGGTGATTCGGAGTGAACATGTGAGCTAATCATATTTTTTTAAATTGGTTAGCATATCTATTAACCCTTCGATCAAATTTCAGCCGGTTTAGGGAAAAATTTAGGAAATTTTATTCAGCGCTAGTTCTAGGTTCCAGTTCGATCCAAATTCCGTTCTCTTTAAGATACTTGTCTCTGATTTGAATAGCTTGTTTAACGTCACTGATCTTTGTCTCTTCATCAAAGACTACGTCAGTCATTTGGTGTAATTCTTCCATGGTCGCCTTTTCAGTGATGTAGTCTAATTGATCCATGGTGATGTGTAGAAATTGGCAAACCGCTTGGTCCATCAAGTCAAAAATTCCTTGTCCGTTCATCACAACTTAGTATTTTCTTAGGTTCATGTTGGCATCAACATGGCCAACTACTTTAGACTCATGAAGATTTTGCATTTTTTCAACAAACGATCTGGGATATTTTACGCCAACGTAGACCTTTTTGTCGCCGCTTTTACTTACGGTGGCAATGATGCTACCATTCAAGCTCATGCTTAGGGCATTCGTTCTAAACTGTGGGCCAACTACTAGACCGTGTTCGCTAAATTGGGCAACTAGGTCCTCAAACTTTTCTATCTTCATGTTACTCTTAATATTTAATGATTATATTCTAGGTTACTTTGATTGTTTCATTCGTTCGTGTCTCTGAACCCCTTAGGGAAATTTCACCCCAGCGGGCCCCTAAAACTAAAAAAGCCCACTCTAGGCCCTTGGTACTTGTTTGGTCCCCGAGGGACTCAGATTTGCTTCGGTGTGATTGTCGCGCGTTTTGTAGACATTTGTCGTAAACGACATAGCAACTATTAGATTGGCGTTTTACTATCTATCTACTTTATTTATTGCGCCCCTGGGGGAATTTGAGCACTCTAAGTCACTGATGGTGCCCATCGCGATTGCTCTGAACCGAAAACGTCCTCCGAGACGGCTCTGATGAATAACGGAATATCGCGCGACTGACGGGGGCTTTTTGCACTTCGGGCCTACTATTAGGGCCATGGGCCTACTTTTGGCCTCGGGGTCTTTTTAGTAGACTTTTTGCCATTCTCTGGGTCTCTGAGTCATCTAAGCTTTTGGGTCCCGGATTCTCTAAGCTACTCTAAGGACTCTAAGACTTGGATAGGGCCTGGAGGGCCTCCCCCACCCCCTGGAAATTTTTAGCTACTGGCGACTCTGCGTCTCTAAACGTTTTTCCAGGGGAAATAACGTGTATACTGAGTCCTCTGGGTTTCACTGTCCTCTTTTATGTGTATTCTATAAGGTATCAGTGTTTGTTTGTGATCTGGGTCTTCTGGGTATCTGAGGTGTTTGTACCGCTGTTGGCGCGCGAATGGCTTTTGGGATCCATAGGGGCCCAAAGAGGCTTCTGGGTCCCCCGGGAATTCTGGGCCCACTGGGTCCTCTGAGTCCCTCTGTGTACCGCCAACGAAGGCCAAAAGAGCGCTCCCCCGGGGTGTGTCACTCAATGCGCACAAAGAACACTAAGTCACATTGAAGCTCAGCTATCTTTAGTTTTTTTAGGCATGCCACGGCGGCCGCTTGCCCATGACAGGCCCTAAATCGCGAAACGCATTTATGTGGACTCGCTTTTTTAAATCTGAGCCCCTGGGTCACCATGACTCTGGGTACCCAAGTGAGCCTTAAGGCTCTTATTCGCTCAATGGCTCATATATGTGATAAATGGCTCATGGCTCTCAGTGTCCATGTACCCATACAGTGTACTAATCGGCTCACTCTGTGCTACTGTTGCCTGTAAGCTCTGGGAGCTCCGGCGGCGCTGCTGGCGCTAGCTGATTGCCTAGAGCTGCTGGTTAGCCTAGAGCTCCCAGGCTTACCTGCCTCTTGGCGAAGCCCCTTGGTCCTATGGTACTTTCAGCTTTTTGTTTCAAGTGCTTCTGGGACACCGGGAGCTCCTGGGAGCGCTCTGGGGCTTCGCCGGCGAGCTCCTGGGGAAGCTTCTGGGTAAGTGCTCCCGGAGCTTTGCTGGGGTTAGCTTGGGGGTTAAGCTGCTACTGGAGAGGCTTCGTTGCTTACAAAGGCTTTATCGGCCCAAGTCTTAGCTCCGGCTAATCTGTAATTTGTTTGACTATAAAGGTTGGTTTTTGACCAATCTTGATTAATGTCCCCTACTGTCATAACTTGAAACATTTCGGTATCCATAAGTTTGATCTTGTTACCTGATCTTGCGAAGACTGTTAACCATGTATCAGTATCTGCTGCTTTAAATTGAATTGTCTGTAGTGCGCCGCGTTTGAAGCCTCTGAAGACGTCCATGGGTGAGTTCCACTGTTGCTTACCCCAGTTAGCTTGGATGCCTAAGTCATCGACTGTGGTCATGAAACCGGCTTGGACCTTCACAATGGCTCTGTATTGGCCTTGGCGTCCTTGGATGAAATCTACTTGGTTAATGCGTTCTGTGTTGAAGATCTGATTTTTCATAAATGAGCTGTTTTTTAGGTTATCTGATTAATTATATGTAAATATACAACAAATCCTTGACAATAAAAAACTTTTTAGCCTTTATTTTAAAAAAGTTACGAACATTTTTTTGGTGGGTGCGCGCGACATAGAGCGCTCTAGAGTGACTTGTGGATCACATGCTTAGTACTTATAGATCATTTTTGCGCCCAGGTGACCTGCAATGCGCTACTTTGTGATCCACAAGTCATTTTTTCCGGCGGGGGCATGTAAATATACGTCTGGGCCTTCTTTGGGGCCCTAATTCGCGTTTTTGGGTCCCAATGGCTAAAAAATGGGCCCCAAGCCTGCTGTTGCTGGGGCCCATGTATGTCCGTATCTCTACGGCATCAATCAGATCTACTGTTATACCATCTAAGTCATATTTGTTTCACCAAAAAAGTTACGAACATTGCTTTCAAATGTCAAAAATTTGTCGTATATTAGCTATGTAGTTAAAGGTCGGAGCCCATGCTACTGATGAGGTGTCACTGAGGCACCCGGCGCGTAGACTCCGACCTGCTCTTTAAAAAAAGAGGTCCTAAATATTTTAAAAATACTTGCTAAAATATTTTTTTTTGTCACGGGAATGTTGTAAATTAGCAGTATAACAAATCAGTCAATATGAACCATAAACCACAAGGAACCTGCCCAGTATGTAACGGCACCCTAAGACAAACTCCTCCTGAAAGCGAAATGAGCTACGTAGCCCAATTAAACAGATCTTATGATAAGGAGACTAACACCATTGCATGTCGTAACTGTATGCCAAAAGGCATGTTTGCATCCTATGAGCCGACAGGCGTAGTTAGTCTTAATAAGGACGGTCAACCATGTACACATGAATTCAATGAAAGAAAAATTGGTCGTTGTTACTATTCTTATACCTGTAAGCATTGTGGAGACTCTTATAGCATTGACTCCGGTGATTAATCGAAAATTGTTCGTAACTTTTAGCTAAAAAGCTTTCTACTATCAATTATAACGTGTATATTTACATATAACAAATTTAAAACAAGACAAAATGATTTCAAACGCTGAATACCTGATCCAAAAATACGCTGAAGCTCGTGAGAAAATGCAAGAAGCCAATACTGAATCTGGACGTCAATACTGGAGAGGTTCAATGGACACATATCAAAGCCTCTTATGTAATGCCTTTGATAATTGGACAGCTCAAGGTACTACCGGCGATTACGTCTTCTATCAAGGTATGACATACGATCAAGCTATTAATCAGATTGCTCGTGAGGCTGTTTGTTAATAAAATTGTTCGTAACTTTAGCTAAATAAATTTTTTATTGTCAACAGAAACGTGTATATTTACTCTATAATTGAAACAGAATACATAATCTCAGTATAACCTAAAAATAACATATAATATGTCAGTAATTACTCTCGGCTCAGCAGCCATCGAAAACAAGAAAAAAGAAACTCTTAACGCGCAAAACCTACGTAAGCAGGTGCCCTTTAGAGACATTGAATTAGTAGACGACAAGACTATTCGTTACGAAGGTCGTTTAGTAGAAATCACAGATGACGCTCTTAAGAGCCTTCTAAGATTGATCGGTATGAGCCAACAGTTCGCTACCAAATTTGGTGAGTTATTCACCCCTGAAGCTAAAGCGCAGTTCATTAACTCAATGAAGAATGCAATGGCTACCAACAAAAGTAACTTGAGCGAGGTTACCTTGGTATTGAATCCTATCTCTCGCAAGATTGTTAGCTTCTTAAAGAAGCCAACTGATTTTATCTCTAACGAACGTTTCATTGAAACTGTTGACATGATCGTCAACCAAGGTAATTTGGACGTGACTAACTGGTCAGTTGATCCTAATAGCGGTTTAATTACTGTAAACGCATTTAACCCACGCGCAGAATTTGCTATCAACGGTTTAGCTAACGAAGCTTTCTCCGGCGGGTTAACTATGAAAAACTCACCTGACAAAGGTCTATGGGTTATGCCTTATGTTAACCGTCAATGGTGTACTAATGGTTTGACAATGCAGTTCGCTGAAGAAGCATACAAGCTTCATGAATTAGGCGGAGTGACCATGGAAAAGTTCTGGTCTGAAATGAATGATTTGGCTAATCGCAATTATATGCCACACATGTTTGAGACTAAGGTATTGAATGCTAAAGCGACTCCAGCTTCAATGAGAGAATTGAACTCAGCATACAATATTATCAAAGAAGCTGGTGCTGGTGATCGTGCTGGCAATTGGGTACCTTTGGCTGAAAACTTCGGTACTTATGCATCTGCTGGTATTGATTTTAAAAATCACTCTATGGCTGACGCCAAATCAAACCAATCTATTTGGTCTTTGGTAAACTCAATGACTCACTTTGCATCTCATGACATCGTCGAGGGTGTAGCTGACCATAACCGTACCAAATTGATGGTTCAAGCTGGTAACTTCCTTGATAAGAAACATGACCACGCTATTGAAATGGTTAACCCATTCGCTAATATACCATTAGACTCTACCTTTAACGGATCAGACATGATCTAATCACTATGAAAACTAAAAAAAGCCGCTATAGCGGCTTTTTTTATGAAACAAACCTCATCTGGCTCGTATAACATCTAAATACAAAAATATATGCAAAACTCTAACTCACGTGGTAGCTACCGTAAAATGAGCTACACTCAGAAATTGGCGATCGTAAACAACCGTAAACGCCGTGGAGATGTAACTGCTGTTGCTATTGAAACAGAATTCAGTCCATCTTACGTATCTGAGGTAATTTCAGGTAAGTATAGTAATGAGCGTATCTTAAATCGTGCCTATGATCGCGCTCGTGGCCGTACTGAGAACACTGAACTAGTTTAAGGTAATCTAACCTTAACCAGAGCCGGATCATTGGTCCGGCTTTTTTTTGCTTTTTTTTGAAAATAATCGCTAAAAAGTTTTTTACTGTCAAATATTTGTTGTATATTAGCTGTATAACAATAACGATAAAGAACATGAAAAACTCACAGATCATTTTAGCCTTTTTAGTCTCAGCTGCTATCGCAGTAGGTACCGTTACTGGTTTTATCCAACAACATGTACATTTCCAAGGTGTAGCTAACGAAATGGCCTTATTCGCGATTTCTGGTGGATTTGCTATCCTGTCCGGCGGAGTCTTAATCGGCGAGGCTTTTAAAAATGTTCGTAACTTCTTTAAAAAATAAGCTCAATTATTTTTTATTGTCGCGGATTTCACGTATATTTACATATAATTAAAAACAACAGCTCAATATGACAAAGTACACAGCTCACCAAACCGAAAACAACAACTTCTTCTTGGAAAACATCGAAGATGCATCTCAAACCATCTTAATCAACCAAGAACACCCGAAATATGCATGGGTTGCTGACCAGTGCAAACAAAAACGAGTAGTTAGCATCTCAGCTACCCGTTGGTCATCTGCACAGGATTACTTCGGTGCATACGGACCTAAAAAGTCATCCACTCCCGCCGGAGAAACTAAAGTTCAAAAACCTGTAACCGTATCCCTGGTTAAGTTGGATGATCTTAACATAGATGACAGTCTTTTTGTCCCTATGAAGACCAATACAGTAGTTGATAAGTTACTTTCAACCGACGAAGGTTTCATGCCAGGAACTAACTTAATGGCAGCAGGAGCACCAGGTGTTGGTAAGACTACTGTCCTTCTTGAAATGCTTTACCTAGTACAGAAATTCCAAGACAAAAAGGTTCTTTTCATCTCAGCTGAAATGAATCGCTTGGACATGGCCCGTTACCTTAAACGTTTCCCACATTGGGGTCAGATGCCGATCCTTTTCATGAGTGACTATGCTGACTCTAACCCGGCGGAGGTAATCGAGCAAACCTTAAACCAAGGTTGGGACTTAGTCTTGACTGACTCTTACACTGAGGTTAACGACACTGTTAAAGAAGAGTGCTCATGGACTCGCGGTAAAGCCGAAAAATGGTTCTTAGATCTAATGGATCACCATAACAAAGGCAACAACGATCTGAAGAAGTACACAACCTTTGTCACCATCCTACAGTTATCTAAAGGAGGTTCATTCGTCGGGTCTAACAAACTTAAACACATGACAACGGGTATGATGCACATCGACTTTCTAGGAGGTGAGAACTCAGACCAACGCTTTATAGAATTCTCTAAAAACAGGGTAGGGACAGTAGGTAAGAAACTCTTCTTCAACATGAAATCTGGCGTTAGCTTTGATGAAGCTAGATACTCAAGAGAATTATGGGCAGACGAGCAACTAGCTTCAGAGAATGCAAGACTAGAGCACGAAGAGAATGCCTTTGACAAGATCTTTGGTAAGATGACCTCTGAACCCGCTCAAGAGCCAGCAGAGGCATCAGCTGAATAACACATTGCTGTTTTAATTATACCCCCGGCGGAATTGAGCTGCTGTCAGGGGACCAAAGCTTCAGGATTGAGCCCCTGAGGCTTTTTTGGTGTCTGGACCCGGCGGGGAGGTAGAGAACTGTAGGGCCTGGAGGACCTAGTGTGGTGTGAGTGTGTTCGCGGTGCGGTTTAAGTTGGCCCAGAAGAGATTGCTACTTTTATGCACAAAGCATTTATATATCCCCCCGCGGGCGGGCGCGTTGGAGCGTCCATTGGGCCTATTTAGGCTTTAAAGCTTTTAAATAAGGGTTTGTGCTGGGTTGAATGCTTAAAAAGTGGGTTGGTGTACCCTATCTGGTCTGTCTGACTAGTTGCTGGTTTGTGTGGTCTTTCTAATCTCTGTGGGTTCTGGTGTCCCGTTATTGGTTAGGGGAATTGAGGTACTTTTCTATCCTTTGGCTTGCCTCTTGGTACATGGATATTTCTTGCTTGGTTAGGGTTTGGTTTTGCTTTATTTTATTCCCTATCAGGATTACTCTAGTATCTGTTACTATCCCTTTGTCTATAAAGTTTGTCCATTCGGTTGCGTTGATAGTTTTCATTAGATTTGCTAGTTGTGCGCGTTTTTTTTATTTATCAGGTTTTGGGGTTGGCGCGCATAAAAAAGCCGATCTTTTTGGGACCGGCTAGAATTTAGGACTTGTGATAGTTTTATGGTTTAATATCATCAATGGCTGGTCTTGCCCAATTTTTACTGTCTTCTGCTGAAAGATACTCTACGTTTGCTATTTCAGCCGACTTAGCCAAACCTTCATCTACTATCTTGAAAAGATCTTTCATGAATTTTTTGTCATCTAGCGCAAAAAGACCTGTTGAAAAATCAACGTGCCCTTCAGTAAAGTTGATTTGTTTTCCCCATTGGCGATCTTTTGTCTTAATCAAACCAAATAGTTTTGTCTTGTGTTTTGGAAATGGTTCAAAGAAAACTGAGTAGTAATACTCTTGGTACTCTGATTGTGTCTTTGGGTTATTCATCGCTAGATTATTTCCCCAGAAACCAACTACAAAACGACCTAATTCAAAATCTTTATACCACATGTCTTCGTATCCACCACCACTGTAGCCTTCATTGTGTCTTTTTAGACCACGCTTCTTAAATTCTTTCTCGTATTCTTTGAAGTTATCCATGTAGCCTTCAGATACAAATTGTTCAAATAGTTTTATGTGTTTCATGGTATTATTTATTTTTATGCGCCGAAATCTAGATCTAAGTCGATTTCTTTGTCTTCGTCTGACAGACCCATATCGATGCTCTTTAGATCATGACCTTCAACATTGATTTTTGGTCTAAAATGGCCATCACCATCAACAAAGCCTCTAAAGGTTCTAGCAGTTCCGACGTTGCCACAGTATTCCATGAATGCAAACATCTTTAAGAAGTCTTGTGCTGTCTCTTTGTCTATGTTTGAAATGGTAACGTTTAAGGTTACTTTGTCGTCTTCGGCCTCGGTTAAGAAGTCCTCGTATATTTTTACGTGTTTCATATTCCTTTAAAGTATTTTTTTAGATCAACGCCCGCTTCAGCAGCAGCTTTTTCGATGAATTCCCAGTTTGGTACGATAACAGATTTGACTTTTGTCTTTGTACCAACTAGCAAGACTTCGTATTCTCCTAAGCCACCTATTTCGTTCATGATTTTTGGATTCATAATGGCATTTGGGTGGGTGTCTTCGATTCTGATAATGACTGGAATCATACCTGATCCGCTTTCTAGTCGATTGATAATATCAGCCCATTTCATGCCGTTTTTGCTCATGTAGTCAGCTGCGAATCCGTCTGCTACTTCGGCTGCTGGTGTTAGTGACGTAAAGCCTTTGTTAGTGATAGATGTCCATGTATACGGTGCATTTGTTTCAATGGCTCCGTAATCAAAATCAACTGAATTGTTTTTAAACCAACCTTTAAGATTTAGGACATCTTTGATAGGTATAAGAGTTCCACGATAAAAACTTGTTCCATCGTAAGCATCTCGACCTTTGATAGGATCTAAGACCACTGGAAACTTCTTTTTAAGTGGAAGTAATTCTTTTAACAAAGCACCTAATTTTGGATTTCTGTCCTCTTTGGTGATCCATGCTCTCAATAGATCAAGCAATTGCTTTTCGTCCATTGTGTTTGGTTCAAAAGGTATCTTAAGATCATTCCATCTGTCTGTAAATCTAGGATCCCAGCTTGAACCCTTTGGTTCACCGAATAGAACTTTACCAGTTTCTATCTCATTAATAAATTCTTCAAACAGTTGGATGTGCTTCATGATTGATTCTTAATATTCAAACGGTGGAGTACCGTAATCTTTGTGTTTAACTGCGTACCATGTGCTTGCTGGTCCTTGAATGTACCACCAACCTCGGTCTGAATCCACTAATTGAAATTCACCTTTAAGCTTGACATCTTTGAAACCATCTCTTGTGAAGTTCTTCATAACTGGAGTTCCATCGGGCCATGTTTTATTAGTTGATTGAGCTTTAAAAGTTCTGCCGTCAAAATGACCTACAAAAATTTTAGCATCAAATCCTTCGTCTTGTTCGTCTTTGGCTAATTGATTGATTGGTGAGAAAGTACCTTCTGTGATAGTTGATTCAGCAATGACAATACCTAATTCTTTAGCTTCGTCTCTAAGTTCGTCCCATTCCTCAAGATCATTTGTCTTAATGTAACCAACTAGATCTTTGAAACTTCTAAAGCCTAATTTTTTGATAACATCGGCATTAGTGTACACTGCTCTTAGAAAATCTCTAACTCCAACTGAACTCATAGAAAGTTCGTTAAGAGCTTCATCAAGTTCTGTTGAATTGTTTTCTTTTAAGTGGCTTTCAAGTTCTTCCTGAAATGACATACATCCATTAGGATCTTCTTCAAATGCTGCTTCCCAAGAATTGGCATTGATTTCATCCCAGAATTTGCTTGAGCTTTTTTCAAATTTAGTCCAAGCTGTTTTATTTTCTTTTTGTAATTGATCTTCTAGATCAGCCATTTTAGAGGCGAAATCTGCGGCTTCAGAACCTGATTCTTTTACAAATTGTTCGAATAGTTTAATGTGTTTCATTTTAATTTCGTTTTTTATTGATTCAGCTGTTTTAGTTGCAATAGTTTTATATTCTTCTTTAAAATCTTTTGGATCTTCGATGTAACCTTCAGCGCTTTCATCATTTGCGTCATTAGTCCATTGCCAGTGAAAAGAAATTTCATCAGGTACATCAAAGCCATAAAACTTAAGTACTTGCTTTTGCTTTTGCATTTCAGCTTCACCATTCCAATTGTGGCCAGTTATGACTATACCCGCTAATTTACCCTCTAAGATATTATCTTCACCAAGCGTAGTCCATCTGTTTTCTAACCAATTAAGACGTTCAATTAGTTTTTGATATATGGCATTCATGCTACCCCATCTGATAGAACCTAAAAACACAACAGCTTCCGATTCAAGTAAAGGTTTGCTTACCTTCCAAAGTTCGTCATCTGGATTGTTGATTGAGGCCCAACATCTGTGACATCCACTTGGATTCTTCTCTTTGTCTTTTAAGATTGACTCTTTTAAACCGCACGAATTGCCTTTTTCAGTAGATACGTTACCTTCACATGGATGAATATTTAATTTAGACACATCGATCGTATTGCAATTTGAGCCAAGTTCTTCTTGAATCATCTCTGCTAATTTAGAAGATTTAGGCGTTTCTTTGGAACCCTCCCATCTATTAGACGTAGTTAGTAACAAAACCTTTTTACCTTTAAGATACTGAACTAATCGATTTATGTCAGAGTTAGTATTCATGTTTATAATTGAATTAATTGACCAGGTGAGCCTCCGCTCCATTTTCCAGCTTTAATGACAAATCGATCTTTCTGAATATCAGCAGTCCAATCACCTTTAAGTCTGTTACCCTGTTTTTTTATGTATTCCAAATAGAGGCGACCTCTTTTAGTTTGTGTAATTGGTTTGCCTTCGTCAGCATCTTCTAATTTAGGAACTATGTGTATCTCTTGAACCTTGATCCATTGAATTTGTTGTAGTTCTTTCATAACTTCTTCTGTGATAGCAGCAACCGTAGATACTACTTTGAATTGTTCACCGAAGTTTGTGATTTCTTCCTTACCAGGTTCTGTCTCTACTGATTTTTTAATATCAAATGCAATACCTATAAAAACATTATAGTCTTGTGGTTTAGGTGCATCTGGTTTTCTTCCAAAATTAATGTAAGTGTATTGTTCATACCATCCAACAATTTTTACGGCATATTCGGCTTTGTCACCCTTAAATTCGTAAGTTATCGTAGGAAGTTCATTCATTACAGTAGCACTACCTCTTTCATGCTTAGACATATCAGACATCCAAGTACCTACTTTGATAGAACCTACTCTTTTCCACGGAAAAGGTGCAACACCTTCGCCTATTTCATTTATGGCGTGCCATTCTTCAAACAATTGGATGTGCTTCATGACCAATTTATTTTTTTACTATTTGCAATCTAACTGCAGTGCCTGTTTTCATCCAGCTATCGTTACCAACTCCTGATGCAAATGTACCTGTTTCTTGATTAAATGGAATTGCAGTCAATTTCTTTTTAGAAGCCTTTTCGATTTTAGCAATTAGATCTTCGATATTGTCAGTAGATTTAGGTACAACGTAACCACCTACAGTTTGACCATCGAAATTAAATTCTAAACCTGCACCTTTGTGACCAAGGATTGGATAATATTTTCTATATTCTTCTTGTGAAAGTTCTTTGCCTTCATTGACAAATTCTTCAAATAGTTTTATGTGTTTCATATCTTATATAATTTTTTTATGCGATATCAGCGTTATATTTAGTAATCTCTGTGTCCACCATTAATCGAAGCAATCTCATCATATTCTCTTCTACTATAGCTAGTTGAATCTCCAGAAATTGTAACGCGGTTACGAACTTCGCGACTTAAATTTAATTTATCCAATTCCTTCAAAATTTCTTTGCTAATTGATTCAGGAGAATCCATACCTACAATGATATCGATATCATTCCATTTTGTTACAAGCAACACTGTTGCAGGTTGTCCAGACTTTTTAACAGCATCTACGACTTTATCAAAATCTTTCTTGTCTACTTTGGAACTTTCATTAACGAATTCTTCAAATATTTTAATATATTTCATGATTACTTTGTTAATTTTTTAATGTCTTCTTCTGCATATTTACCAAATTCATCTGCTTTATTACGTGTATTTAGTCCATTATGCCACATATCGAAATGAGCATCAGCTATTGCTTTTGCAGTAGGTTCAATTTGTGCCGTGAATTGTTTATCAGTTGCAAACGCTCTATCTTGTTGTATAGTTCCATTTTTAAGATCAGATGAATATA